GGTGGATTGACTTCAGATGCAGATATATCCTGGACTAATATTGCAGGTTCAGAGGATGCTACATTTTTTACTGCTTGGGATAATTTAACAGCAGGCAATTTTTTATTCTCAGGAACAATTGCAGGCAATGCCTATACTGCTGGAGATACTTTTACAATCCCAAGTGGATCATTAACAGTTTCATTAACTTTAGCGAGTTAATAAATGGCTCAGTTTGTCTTAGATTCATCTGAATTAGATGTTGATGTTCTAGGGCCAATTACCTTCGCAACAGCCGAGGCAAATCTAGGTTCAATCTCAGCCAATGCTAATGCGGAAATAACAAATGTTGTTTCAGCCACTGCCAATTTAGGTGGGCTATCGGCTAATGCAACTGTGCCAAGTAATGAGATTATTTTAGGTTCATCAGGTGGGCCTAATTATATTCAACCAAACTTCCCTATAATTATTGAGCCTGTAAAAATAACAGTTTCAATAAAAACCGCAACTGCTAAAACAAAACTTGGAATGCTATCTAGCAAATCAACATCTCAAATTGATTTTTCAATATTAGATGATGATGCCGAAGTTTTACTTCTAGTTTAGGAATTTATGCCATATTTAATATCTGATAAGCAAAGTGATTGCCAAGGTTGGGCAACTGTAAAAGAGGAATCCGATGGTTCCTATACAACTATTGGTTGCCATACTTCAAAGCAAGATGCAATAGATCAAATGATTGCAGTTTCAATTGCTGAAGGAATGGAACCAGGTGGCGAAGTAAACACTAGAGCAGTTGATTTAAGTGTTCCTTCATTTATTAGAGAAAACGCAAAGCGTGGCTTGAAATATTATGAGGAAGGTTTTGGGGGCGATGGATTGGTACCAGCCACCATTGCAGCAGCAAGAGATATGGCTGCTGGAAAAATAACAGAACCAAAAGTAAGAAAGATGGCTCCCTGGTTTGCTCGCCATCAAGTTGATGGCAAAGCACCTTCAAACAGAAATCCATCCGATCCAGGTTATCCAGGAGCAGGTTTAGTTGCCTGGCTTCTTTGGGGTGGGGATAGCAATTTTTCAGATAGAGCGCAGAAATGGGCGCAACGCAAAATTGATGCTCTGAATGCAGAAGCAGAATCAAGGAGAGAAATGAAAAAGATTGAACGCCGCACTTATACAGTAAAAGATGTTCAAGCAAGATCAGCAGAGGATGGCACAATGCGCCTTGCAGGTTATGCTGCTGTATTTAATGAATCAAGTGTGCCACTACCATTTAAAGAATCAATTGCGCCAGGAGCGTTTCGCAAAACATTAAGTGAAACTCCAGATGTGCGCCTGCTTATTAATCACGAAGGTTTGCCATTAGCAAGATCAAAAAATGGCACATTAAAATTAAATGAGGATGATCGTGGATTATATTTTGAGGCAGAATTAGCCGATACCACTGAGGCTAGAGATATTTACAAACTTGTTGAGCGTGGCGATGTAGACCAAATGAGTTTTGCCTTTAGAGTAATTCGTCAAAAATGGAGCGAGGATCGTACCCGCCGAGTTTTAACTGAGGTTTCATTATCAGATGGCGATGTATCAGTTGTAACTTATCCAGCCTATCCAACCACAAAGGTTGAGGCTAGGGAACAATTAATGCAAACCCTATCTGCAATTAAAGAGGGTCGAGAAGTAACAGGTGATTCATTAGTTGCCCTAAAAGCGGCTCTACAACAAATTTCAGAAGGTTATGATTATATTGAGGAAGTAAAGTCAGCAATAGAACAAATGTTGATGAACTCAGGCATTGAAGTAGAGGATGAATTAGAGATTGAGGATTCTGCTAGAGCCGTTGATGTAGTCGGAGATTTTGTTGAATGGGATTCAAGTGGTGGAACAGCAAGAGGCAGAATTGAGCATGTAATGAAAGAAGGTGTTTTAGGTATTCCTGATTCAACCTTTAGTATTACTGCCGAGGAAGGCGATCCTGCAATTTTAATTAGAGTTTATAGAGAATTAAGAGATGGTTATGTTCCAACTGAAACTTTAGTTGGACACAAATCAAGCGAGTTGCGCCCTATCGCACCATTGAAAGAACCATCAGAGGATGCAAGTCGCAAAATATCTTTGCGCCTAGCCAAAGCAATAATCAATAACACAAAATAAATTTCTGTTGTAAAAATACAGCAGATGAAGTCGGAGCGAACTGCGCACCCTTTATGCGCCGCACAGATATCGCCACCACCTCAAAATTCAACTAACCAAGGAGTTAAATTAATGTCTTATTTAGACAAAGTAATTGAACGCCGTGATGCAGTGAAGGCAGAGATGGATGCAGTTCTTGAGGCAGTAGCCGCTGAGAATCGCACCGATCTAACTGCTGAGGAAACAACTAAGGTAGATGCTTTGGTTGCAGAAACACGCTCACTAGATTCAAAGATTGAAAGCCTAAAGGCTCAGGCAGATGCTGATGCAAAGGTTGCCGAAGTTCGTGCAGCAGTTGCAGAAGTAGCAATGCCAAAGATCGGCGGTGCAAAGGTAACTCGTGAGGAGCGTACCTATACACCAACATCAGGAGCATCATTTATCAAAGATGCTTTTAATGCACAATTCAAGCAAGATTTCTCAGCGCAAGATCGCCTTGCTCGCCACATGCGAGAGGAAGCAATTGAGCGCCGTGATGGTGATACTACAAACTTTGAAGGTTTAGTAGTTCCAGCCTATCTCACTGAATTGGCAGCACCATTGGCTCGTGCAGGTCGCCCAACAGCAGACTTCGCAACTAATAAATTAACCTTGCCTCCAAGTGGAATGACTCTAAATATCAGCCGCATGACCACTGGCACTTCAACAGCAATTCAAGAAACTCAAAACACAGCAGTTTCTGAAACAGATGCTGATGACACATTGCTAACCATTAATGTTCGCACTATTGCTGGACAGCAAGACCTATCCCGACAAGCAATTGAGCGTGGAACAGGTATTGATTCATTTGTAATTGGTGACCTAGTTCGTTCATGGCACACTACATTGAATTCACAAATTATCAATGGAGCAGGTACTGCTGGAACCATCAAAGGTATTCGTTCCTCTGGTGGAAATGCAATCACTTTCACCGCAACAACTCCAACTGTTGCGTTGCTGTATCCTAAGTTGGCCGATGCACTGCAAAAAGTTCAGAGCAATGTATTTACAACTCCAACTGCTTGGATTATGCATCCACGCCGCCTAGCATTCTTGCTAGCAGGTGTTGATAGTTCAAATCGCCCATTAGTAGTTCCTGCTGCTGGTGGCCCAATGAATGCAGTTTCAACTGGTTCAGGCGTTGCACAATATGGAAACTCAGGTTATCAACTACTTGGACTTCCAATCATTGCAGATGCTTCAGTTGCAACAAACTACGGCGCTTCAACTAACCAAGATGAAATCTATTTGGTTGATGCTCGTGAAATGCACCTATGGGAGCAACCAGGATCACCATTCTCACTTCGTTTCGAAGCAACAAATGCTGGTTCATTAACTGTAAAGAGCGTTGTTTACGGCTATGCCGCATTCACCGCAGAACGCTATCCATTAGCCGCATCAATCATTAGCGGAACTGGTTTAGCAGCACCAACCTTCTAATTTAGAAGGCAATTAAGAACTGTTTAGGTGACTTAACCTCCCCCGATTAAGTCACCTAAACTCCTAAGTAGTTTGGGGGAACTATGAAAAGTACACATAAAGTTTCAATTGGCTCTTGCGATTCAGGTCAAATAAATGGTTCATTTGCCTATACCTTAATCCAATTAGCACAATCAAGATCACCGAGGTTAGGGCCATTCATAAGAGTCAAAGGCTCAGGCTTACTTTCTAAAATTCGAAATCAAATAGTTAAACAATTTTTAGATAGCACAAAATCTGATTGGCTTTTGATGGTGGACAGCGATCAACAATTAGGAGTTTCAACTTTTGATAAGTTGATCGATACTGCACACGATTTAGAACGGCCAGTTGTAGCAGGATTAGTCTTTGCCGCTTTTAATGACGATAAAAGTGAATATCCAAAACCAGTTCCAGCAATATTTCAAGATGCACCAGAGGGATTTCTACCTCTTTACAAATATGACGAAAATAAAGTTTTTGAAATAGATGCAGCAGGTACAGGCTGTCTTTTAATTCACAGAAGCGTTTTGGAAAAAATGAGAGAAGCAGCCGATCCGAATATGGGCAAAAATTGGTGTTGGTTTTGGGATGGGCCTATAAATGGAAATTGGATTAGCGAGGATTTACTTTTTAGCCGTCGGATTCGTTCATTAGGATTTCCAATTTATGTAAATACAGGAGCAATTTTACCTCATCAAAAATCTTATTGGTTAGATGATAGGCACCATAAATTATGGAAACACTAAAAAAGATTTTTAAGAAAAAAATTAAACCTAGGCAAACGGCCACCGCCGAGCCTGAACTTGAAAGAGCGATTTTACCTAAAGCGGAAAGAAGGATAAAGCGTGGCAATAACTAATGGCTACTGTACATTAAATGAATTAAAAGCCTCATTAAATATTACTGATTCAGTTGATGATACTGCTTTAGAGGCTGCTATTGAAGCAGCAAGCAGAATGATTGATGATTATACCGAACGCTTTTTTTATTCTAATGGAACTGTGGGTTCACCAGTTACTCGCTATTATACCGCTGTTGATCCCTACACAATTAACATTGATGATATAACAACAGTTAGTGAAGTTGCTACTGATGATAATTTTGATCGTACATTTGAAACTGTTTGGGGTACTAGCGATTATTTAGTAGAACCAATTAATAATCCAATTAAATCTTTTCCTTACAATAGAGTTTTAGCAATTGGTAGTTATATTTTCCCATATCAACTTCCTCAATCAGTTCGCATAAAAGGAGTGTGGGGATTTACAGCAGTTCCTGATCAAATAAATATGGCAACTTTAATTCAATCATCACGCTTATTTGGGCGTAGGCAATCACCATTTGGAATTGCGGGTAGCCCTGATCTTGGAACTGTTAGATTATTTTCAAGGCTTGATGCAGATGTCGAAGTATTGCTTCGCCCATTTCGCAAGAATGGTGGCTTGGCTAAGTGATTCCAAGTAATGTTAGAGATGGTTTGAAAACTCGCTTACAAACAATTAGTGGGCTTAGGGTTTATGATTTAATTCCAGACACAGTAACACCACCAGCAGCCGTTGTTGGTCAATTAGATTTCACCTTCGATATAAACAACGCAAGAGGCTTAGATCAGGCTAATTGCGATGTGTTGGTGATTGTTCAACGCCTATCAGAAAGAGTTGCCCAAGATAAGTTAGATGCCTTTCTAGCAGGATCAGGTGCTGGCTCAATTAAGGCCGCAATTGAAGGCGATAGAACTCTAGGTGGTTCAGTAAATACACTTAGAGTTATTAGCGCCGAAGGTGGAACTTATGAATCTGCTGGCACTTTATTCCTATCTTATAGATACCGCCTCACACTTTGGGGTTAAGGAGAAAAAATGTCTTATTTAATTACCTCAGAATTAGAGGTTTGTAATAAAAAGAAAGGTGAATCAATCACCGAAAAAGAATTGCTTAATGCAGGTGCCAACATCAAGGCATTGATAGAGGGTAACCACATTAAGGCAACTGGGGGAACAACTAAACCAGCAATCCAAGAAGGAGCCGATAAATAATGCCAAGATTAGTTTTAACAAATGCGAAAGTAACGATAAATTCAGTGAATTTATCTGATCATATCGCAAGCGTTACTTTAAGTACCAGTGCTGATGTAGTGGACACAACAGGGTTCTCATCAACAGCAGCAAGAAGCCGTGTTGCTGGTTTGTTAGATAATTCTGTAACTCTTGAATTTCATCAGGACTTTGCAACATCAAATGTTGAACAAACAATTTATCCACTGATAGGAACTACAACTACTGTTGTTGTTACTCCAGTTGATACAACAGTAGGTGCAACAAATCCATCTTACACATTTACAGCCTTGGTTGCCGAGTGGCAACCACTTTCAGGCGCAGTTGGCGAATTAGCAACTGCATCTGTTACTTGGCCAATTTCAGGAACAATCACAAAGGCGGTCGCATAATGCCAAGAATTGTATTAACTAACGCTTCAGTTACTTTTGGAAGTAGCGATGTTTCAAGTTATGTAAGTTCAGTGACTCTATCAACATCACTAGATGTTATTGATACTACTGCATTTGGAAATACTTCAAGAACTAGAGTTGCAGGATTAGCCGATAATCAGGTGACAGTTGAATTTTTCCAGGATTTTGGTTCTGGACTTCTTGAATCAATTGTTTATCCAACAATCGGAACTTCTGTTGCAATGGTAATCAAGCCAGTTTCAGGAAGTACTACTGCAACAAATCCATCATATTCATTTAATGCTTTAGTTTCAGAATGGCAACCGCTTTCAGGTGCTGTCGGAGAACTAGCAACAGCAAGTGTTACCTGGCCAATATCAGGTGCAATAACAAAAGCAACATCATAACTAACTAGGGGGAAATAAAAATGGATGGACTATCATTAAAAATCAAAACTAACGATGGTGTAGATAGCGTGTTTACATTACGCCCTCGCACCATCGTTGCTTTTGAGCAAAAGTTTGGCAAAGGATTGGCAAAATTATTTGCAGAGGATCAAAAAATGGAACATATCTATTTCTTGGCCTGGCAATCTTTAAGGGATAATGGTCGAATCGTAAAACCTTTTGGCCCTGAATTTTTAGATACTCTTGAATCAGTGGAGATGATTTCTGACCCAAATTCAGAATCCACCGAGATAGCCTAACCTTTGCAATTGCAACGGCCTCGGTGGAGTTGGGCATCTCTCCTATTGATTTGATAGATGCCCCTGATGGTGTCTTAGAAGCAATGTT